CCATTTCCATGAACAAAGCGTAGGTTTCCTGCGCCCAAGATTTTTCTAATGCTTTGAGCTGGTGCTCGTAAGGCTTGGTTTTAAACTTATAATGTTTTATCATATTTTCTTTCTTGACAATTATATAATCATGACTATGTTGAAAGTCAACAACAATTGGAGAAAGTAATGGACAAAGATAAAATAATTCAATCACTATTAAAACTGTTGCAAAAAAACAACACTGAAATAATTAATTTAAATGTTCAAGTTGATGACTTGACAGATAAATTAAACGCATATACAGAGGACGTTAAGAAAGAAAAAACTGAAAATGAAACAACACAATAGTTTTGCACTATACAGACCAAACGAGTTAGTAGATTTTTTAAATTTTTTAAAAGAAAATCCTGACGATAGTTTTGTCTATATTTTAGTGCAGCCAAGTTCTGAAATAAGAATTAGATACGACCGAGTAACAGGTGCAGAGAAAAGAATTAATCCACCTAATATATTACCAGCTAAAGAGTTTGGTCATTTTGTATTTTGTTTAGAACAGGGAACACAGGTTATGTACAGCCCTGGACCATTTGTACACAAGATGAAAAAAAATTTAAAAGATATTCGTGAAAAAGATTATGTGTTGTGTATGGGAGATCCAACAGTGATAGCTGCGTCTTGTGCTATTGTCAGTGATTTTACAATGGGAAAGTTTTCTCTTTTGAAGTGGGATAAACAGGAGCGTAGATACATACCCATAAAATATAATTTACACGAGAAAGGTATTTAAATGTCAGAAATAAATTTTAAAGAAGATAAACAAGATTTAGTAGATAAAACTGATATACAAACTTTAGCATCTTATTGTAAGGAGTTACAAACTTACGAAAATGAAATAATAAAGTTGGAAGAATTAATTAAACATAAAAGAGATCAAGCAGACAAAATAAGTTCTGAGATAATACCTAATTTATTAGCAGAACAAGGTTTGTCGTCTCTAAAATTAGCTGATGGTAGTTCAATAACAGTTAAAAAAACATATAGATGCACTGTTAGGAAAGACGAAATAAAATCAGCTCACAAATGGCTTCGAGAAAACGGACTCGGTGACATCATAAAAAATGAGGTCGCTGTTAGGTTCGGTGTAGGCGAAGATAACAAGGCAGAGCAGTTGCTCAACCTTGCGGTGCAACAGGGCTATCAGCCCTCTCAAAGTGAAAAGGTAGAACCTATGACTTTGAAAGCACTCTTTAGAGAGCGTGTCGAGGCCGGCCTCGACATGCCCTCGCAATTCTTTAGCACTTTTGTTAAAGATCAAACTAAAATAGACCGGAAATAAGGAGAAAGAAAATAAATGAATCAAGTAGCGAAGAAACAAAAAACAGATGTTGCTTTAGCAAGTATGTTACGACAGGACTCTCTTGCTGGGTTTAACAACATGGACACGGGTGATTTTACATTGCCTAGAATAAAGGCTTTGATGCAACTATCACCAGAGGTCCAAGAAGATGACGACAAGTACATCAGTGGAGCCAAACCTGGTATGATACTACATACTGGGACAAAGACACTAGTAAGTGGCTCAAAAGGTATAAACGTTATTCCATGTTATTATAAACGTGAATACGTTGAGTGGTCAGATAGAGGAGTGGGCATTGCCGCTCCCGTGGCTATTCACTCTGTGGGTAGTTCTATCATTACCACAACTAAAAAAGATGCGTTAGGCAAGCAAAGATTACCTAATGGTAATTACTTAGAAGAGACAGCGTCTTACTTTTTAATGCAAGAAAAGGGTGGCCCAGGACTTTTAGAAATGAAGTCAACAGGATTACCTGTTTCAAGAAACTGGAATACTATGATGAATAGTATCGAAATGGAAGATGCTGATGGGCCTTTTACTCCTGCTATGTACAGTCATTTGTATAATCTAACTACAGTTAGAAAAACTAACGACAAGGGAACGTGGTACACCTGGAATGTGGAAATGGTAGGGCCTTTACAAGATGCAAACTTGTATCAAAAGGCTAAGAAATTTTCTGAAAGTGTTTCTAAGGGTGATATTCAAGCAGGGCATGATACTGACGAAACACTGCCAAAAGAAGGATCAACTCCTTTTTAATGGTTAAAGAGACGCGTAAGTATAAACCACCTTATGCGTCTCTGACGTTTGATGAATATTGGTTAGAGCAAGACGAATTGTGGGATATAAGTTTAAAAGAATCGAAGAGACAGAAAGAAGAAAGGATAAAAAAATTAAGTGCAGAAAGTTTGTCAAACATGTCAGGAGACGTTTCAGATAAATAAATGGCAAAGGGGCAAAATTTACTGCTCCGACGCGTGTAGACCGAAAAATTATAAGTACGTGCCAACAGGTAATTCCGTAGGAAGGCCAAAGGCAAAGAAGTGAAATTTAAAGAAATATTTGAAGGCAATAAAAGTGCTTATGGTCAGTTGATATTAACTGGCGTTAAGAATGATAAAGGCAAAGCTGAGGGCAAAGCTTTCATAAAAAGACAAGCTGTGACTGATGATCTTTGGAAAGAGCATCTTGAAGGAAAAGACCCAGCCCTTGGTGTGATACCCATAAACGAAAACAATGAGTGCAAGTGGGGATGTATAGATGTTGATCAATATAATTTAGATCACATAGCAATAATGCGTAGTATAAAGGGTCTAAACTTTCCTTTAGTTACATTTAGATCAAAGTCTGGTGGCGCACATTTATTTTTATTTACTAAAGAATTTATTCCTGCGGGATTGATGCAAGCTAAATTAAAAGCGATGGCAGACGCTCTAGGTTATGCCGGTAGTGAAATTTTTCCGAAACAAACTGAAATATTAATTGAACGTGGTGACACAGGTAATTTTTTAAACTTGCCATATCACGGTGGCATTAGAGGATTACGTTACACTTTTGAAGAAAATGGCAAAGCGGCTAGTTTAGAATCATTCTATTCTATATACGATGAGTGGGCTCAAACTAAAGAGCAAGTAGAAAACATAGTAATTAAAAAAGCAGAGGTTATAGAATTATTTAAAGATGGACCACCTTGTTTAAATAGACTTGGTGAAGAGGGGTTTGGTGAGGGTTCTAGAAACAATGCATTGTTTAATGTAGCGGTATATCACAAGCAAGCAAACCCAGATAACTGGGAGGACATGGTTATGCAAGACAATCAGAAGTACATGTCCCCACCTCTAAGTTTTCAAGAAGTTAAACAGTTGATGGGATCTATTGGTAAAAGAGGTTACGACAAATATAGATGTAAAGAACAACCAATATGTAATGTTTGTAATCCTGCAAAGTGTAGAACAAAAAAATATGGTGTTGGTTTTGAAGAAGAGCAGATGCCAGAGTTGGATACACTAACTAAAATAAAATCTAATCCACCGCAATGGTTTTTAAATGTTGGAGGTAAAAGAGTAGAACTAAAAACAGAACAGTTACACAATCCTAATTTATTTGCGTTAGCTGTTTTAGATCAAGCAGATATAATGACGCCTATACCAAAAGCAAAAGATTGGAGAGAAATATATGTGAGTCCTTTGCTGTCAAACTTACAAGAAATAGAACCACTAGAATCTTTAAATCCTACAAACCAGATAATAAATTTACTGTATGATTTTACCGTCAACAGACCTGCAGCAAGAACAAAAGAGGATATATTAAATAAAATGTCATGGACAGATGAAGGCCATACATATTTTAGAATGGATGATTTTTATTCTTTTTGTAAGAGAAACAACTGGGAGGTTGATAAAACAAAAACAGGTAACCTCATGAAACAATTGGACTTTTTCGTGGATGAGATTAGAATGACTTTGAAAAATCAAACACCTCGTTTGGTTAAAATTAAAGCGATGAAAAAAAATAAACCTACGATTAGTCAACCAACTTACGAGGAGTCACCTTTTTAATGAAGACAATAATACTAGGACCGCCAGGTACAGGCAAGACAACCACACTACTAGATTTAGTAGAAGAATTTTTACGAGATGGTATTGACATAAAAAACATGGGTTACTTTTCTTTTACGAAGAAAGCTACTTGGGAGGCAACACACAGGGCAGAAGAAAAATTTATGATAGAGGCAAAAGAGATACATAATTTTAGAACGTTACACTCGTTTGCTTTTAAAATGTTAAACATGAAAAAAGAAAGAATGATGAAACATTCTGACTACAGAGACTTTGGTTTGAAGTGTGGCATACCTATACAGTCAGCTTGGTATAGTGATGAAGATGGAATATTTAGTTCTGATAATGAATATCTTAGAGTCATAAATAGAGCCAGAGTAAAACAGATAGATGTATTAGAAGAATACGATAATAAAAATCACCTTGTAGACATAGAGAGAGATTTGCTTTACCTTTTGGATCAAGAGTTAAAAAGATACAAACAAGAAAAAGGACTATACGATTATGATGATTTGTTGGAAAACTTTGTTAAGGAAAATTTTGATATATCATTTGACGTATTATTTATCGACGAAGCCCAGGATCTTAGTCCTTTACAATGGACAATGGTCAGAACTCTCTGGAGAAAAGCTAAAAAAACATATATTGCAGGTGATGACGACCAAGCCATATTTAAGTGGGCCGGAGCAGACGTGGATCACTTTATCGCCCTCAAAGAAGAAGTTGATTTTGTCGATACGTTAGACCAGTCTTATCGCATACCTGGTGGACCAATACACGAACTATCACAAGATATAATTAGAAAAGTTACAAACAGATTTGATAAAGATTATATGCCAAGACAAGAGATGGGCGATCTTACAAGATACTCTGACGTCACACAGGTGGACATGTCACATGGAGAGTGGCTAGTGCTTTCTAGCGCAAATTATTTTTTAGATGAAATAAAAAACTTTTGCGTGCAACGTGGTTGGTACTACTCACACAAAAGCAAAAACTCTATCAAACTAGATTTACTTCTTGCCATACAAGCGTGGGAGAAGTGGAGAAACAGCGAAACATTACTACCAGTGGCATCAATAAAAAATATTTATTCTTATTTAGGTGACAACGTAATCAAAGGTTATCGCACCGGTAAAACAATGGACGATAACGAAGAAGGTTATTACATTGAAGAATGCATCGAGAACCACGGATTACAGACTGAAGATGTTTGGTACAAAGCGTTTGAGGGTTTAGACGCACACACAGAAAACTACATACGAAACATGTTAGCTAACAAAGAAAAGATTACACAGACACCAAGAATTATTTTATCAACAATACATGCTGCCAAAGGAGGTGAAGCCGATAATGTTCTCATATTACCTGATATTACTAAGTCTGCTGTTGACAACGATGATCGTGATCCTGATGAATTACACCGTCTTTTTTACGTAGCCGTTACCAGAGCAAAGAAATCTTTACACATACTAGAGCCACGTAATTACGAGAGAGCGTATGTTATATGAGATTTCATGAACACATAAAAGGTGACAAAGCAGAATATATAGCTGCCATGTGGCTATGGGACCAAGGGTACCTAGTTTGTAGAAATATGTCTCAACAAGGTGCTGTTGATTTGGTTGCAATAAAAGAATACGAGGTTATACTCATCGACGTGAAGTCAGAGTGTAGAAGAAAGAGAGACGGATACAAAATAAATAGATCACTTACACCAGTGCAAAAAAATCTTGGTGTAAATATTTTAAATGTAAATGTAGACACAGGAGAATGTGAATATGTCTGACAATGTAAATCACCCACCGCACTACAAGCAGGGTGAGATAGAATGCATAGATGCCATAAAGTCTGCGCTAGGTGACAGTTTTAAATTTTATTTACAAGGCAACGCCATGAAATATCTGTGGAGACATCAGCACAAAGGTAAGATTATAGAGGACCTAGACAAGGCCATATGGTATATTAATAAGTTGAAAGAAGAGTATAAGTGATTGGCAAACAACAACCTTTGTTTACACCACAGACTGAGTGGGTTCCCCCTCTCAGGTTACCTGACTTATCTAGTCACACAGAAATAGCCATAGATTTAGAGACAAGAGATCCGAACCTGCTCACCATGGGTTCTGGTTCGGTGAGAAGAGACGGCGAGATAGTCGGCATAGCTGTTGCAGTTGAAGGATGGTCCGGTTACTTTCCGATCGCGCACGAAGGCGGTGGGAACATGGACCGTGAATTAGTCCTGGACTGGTTCGAAGAAGTTTTACACACTGACGCTACAAAAATATTTCATAATGCAATGTATGATGTGTCCTGGATCAGGTCCCTTGGATTTCAAATACGTGGTGGTATCATCGATACAATGATAGCTGCCAGCCTGATTGACGAGATGAGGTTTAGTTATACGCTCGACTCTGTCGGTAAAGATTACGTAGGCATGCGCAAGAATGAGAATCTTTTGAAAGAGGCTGCACAAGATTTTGGTGTCAATGCAAAAGCAGAAATGTGGAGACTACCTGCACCATTTGTTGGTGAGTACGCTGAAAAGGATGCAGAGATTACATTGAAGTTATGGCATGCACTACAACACGAGATTACGAAACAAGATCTCTGGGACGTCTTCAACATGGAAACTAATTTATTTCCATGTTTGGTAGATATGAAATTTCAAGGTGTGCGTGTTGATCTAGATGTAGCACAAAAAATAAAGAAAAATTTATCAAAAAAAGAAAAAAGTTTACTACAAAAAATAAAAAAGATTGCAGGCTTTGACGTCGAGATATGGGCTGCTGCATCGATTGCAAAAGCATTTGAAAAAGAAAAGATACCATACGACAGGACAGAATTAGGAGCGCCAAGCTTTACAAAAAATTTTTTAGCAACACACCCAGCTGATTTACCAAAGCTGATTGTAGAGGCCAGAGAGGTTAACAAAGCCAGCACAACATTTATTGATA